TCTAGGACCCTCCTGCGAGTACAGGCTAATCCTTATACTCACAAGAGGAAGCCCTTCCGCGAGATCGTGTACTTCCCGAGACACGGAAGGTTCTACGGATCAGGCTTGGCTTCTCAGCTTATGCCGATCCAAGATGAAGTAAGTACGATCCACAGACAGCGCATTGACAACGCCACGTTGGCTAATAGTAGGATGTGGAAGATTGTGTCTGGCAGTCGTGCGGATCGTACGTTCCAAGGTGCGGCTCCTGGGATGAAAGTCCTAGTAGACGACAAAGACGAGATTGAGCCCATGCAGATGGGGGATGTGTACCAGTCATCGTTCGAGAACGAACGCCTCGCTATGCAGTACGCACAGCAGCGGGCTGGTGCTCCTGACTTCATGCAGGGCTTTGACATGGGCAAGACTGGCAGCGGACAGACCGCTACGCAGACTATGGCCCAACAGTACGAAGCTAGAACACGCTTTAATTGGACACTCGAACAGGTCCGGCGCGCCATTGCAGACCTTGCGATGATGACTACTGACCTCTACGAGCAGTTCGGAAAAGATAATACTGACAAGTTCGACGCGGTGCTCGGGGAGCGTGCGGAACTCGTGACTGAATTGTTGCGGGGGGGAGATGACGGGGCGAGCCTAGCATCCTCTGTGAAGCTCCAAGTCACGGCATCGAGTGCAAGTGCGAACAAGGCTGTCGAGCAGCAGAACCTCATCTCTATGCTGACGATGTTGCAGCAGCAGACCATGAGCTTCGAGATACCGCTTGTGCAGCTCATACTGAATCCACAGACACCGCCCGAGATCAAAGAGTACGCACTAGAGCGTATCAATGGTTCTAGGGCACTGATGAAAAGGGTATTGGAATCTGGAGATGTCAGGAATACTACTGAAGTCCTTGGCTCTACTGAGAATCTACGGAAAGCAAACGAGGCAGAAGCGGGAGTTGGAGCAGGGCCTGTCGCAGGACCAGCGCCAGCACCTACGTCGCCTCTTGGTGGAGCCGGGATGGAGCTTACTGCAGGACCACTTGAAGGGCCTATGGGAGGCTTCGGTTAATAGGCTAATACAAGCCGACGAGAAGGACTTTATGGCGCGACAATCGGAGGTGAGGATGTTGGAGCGAGTGCTTCAGCTACCTCACGAAATGTTAAAAACTAGAATGCAGGAGACTGAATAGTGTCAGACGAACTGTTAGGCGATGAGTGGGGAACTCTAGCAGGACTCCCCGCAGAGGAAGCACTAAAGGTCGTGGCTGCGTACGCTACCGAACTAGAAGAGAAGGGCGATGCAAGCAGCGACGACACACCGAGGGCGACTCCCAAGGCAGATGATGTGCTGGATAGAGTCAAGCAGATGAAGCAGCAGTCAATGGCCCCGGCTGCCACAGAGTTCGTGGGGCGTCGGGAGACGGCGCGAGCTAAGGCCAGGAAGGCTGTAGTCGATCAGGGACACGACTGGGATGCGTTCTCTGTATATATTGAAGAGGCTATGCAAAACGCTACTGCCGAGCAACAGGTCGAACCGGCTGCTTGGTACGAGGCGTTCAAGTTTGTCTGGGGACAGAGCGCATGGCAACACGCGCAGACACCCGCAGACGCGCCTAATGATGATGAGCCAGCCGCAAACACTCCCCCCCGCAACGAGGGCGCAAGGCATGTCGTAGAGGTTGGAGTTCCTGGGAGTATGAATGTTGGCAAAGGAGATCGTAGAGTGGACGTGGACAGCACGAAGTTCAAGATCACAGATCCAGAGGAAATGAATGTAAAGCGCAACTTCGAGAGGATGTTAGGTAAGAAGATTCCTGATGAGGAGTGGGGCGCTTTGCAACACGAAGAGATTAATACGCTTGACGATTACGAAGACTTGCAGAAGCGAGTCGAAAAGAAGGGGGGCAAATAATGTCTGAGCATCCTTTTAAGGATTTAGGGTTGACTGATGATGAGATCGTAGAGCTTGAGAACAACATGAAGCTCTCGGCTCCGATTAGGATTCCTACTCACAAGTTGTCGCCTGAATTTGAGTATCGTTGGATCGCCAAGCGTCCAAACGTTTTTCAACGTAGACGAGGTGTGGGCTGGACCCCTGTAAAGGCGTCTGAGCTTAAAGCACTTGTCGTTGAGCCCTATACTGTGGATGATCTCCATATGGGTACACATACTGCACCAGATGGAATGCTCGCATTGTCTGATGATCTAGTTTTTGCGAAGATTCCCAAGCGTGTCGCGGTGGCTATTAGGCTTCGCATAGCACAGATTAATAAAGACCGGCTATCTGCTGGTCGGAGACGCTTTCACCAGGCTGGTGAGGTTGCTGGCGTCTCTACGCACGAGGACTTCTAAGGCGTGGTGCGAAAGCGCCCCCGACTTTTCACGCTTACAGTGTTGAGCTGTTCGTGTGTGACGTATAGGCGTGGATTGTAAAGGATTGTAATATGAATATGTATCCTTTGTATACGATGAGTGGTGCCCCGTTCTACACTAAGGGCTACGCCATTACTGCTAGCGAAGATTTTGCTAAGCATGCTGTGATTGTACATGACGGTGCTGGTGCTGTCGCAGAGGCCGCAGACGACTCCTCAGATGTTTGGGGACTCGCGTTAGAAAAGGTAGTTAGTGGTGTGTCTGGTGGGCCCCAATCGGATATTTGTCTTGTCCACCAGTTCAACTACGACACTGTGTATGCGTGTAAGAATGTTAGTGATCTGACGGACGTTCCGGTCGCTGCTGATATTGGGACTATCGCAGATCTCGACTTGAGTGATGGGTATTGGGGGATTCTCGTAGACACTAGTGCTACCGCGAATACGCCGCAGTTCAGGATCGTGGATATTGATACCATTCGTAATGAGTGGCATGTCATTATCGCGCCTCTGGATGTAACCGACGTGTTCCAGCCGATTGACGCTGCCGTTTAAATGGCATTTCGTGCGATACGGCGGAACGACGACCCGAAGTGGAAAAAGTCTAGTGGAGAGCCTGCCTCTGGCGAGCTGTTCGCGGACTTCGTAAATCCATATAAGGGTACAGTTGTTAAGGCATCAGACGGACACTCGTTGCCCTGTGCTGGTTATGATATAGTGGCAGGCGAGACGTTCGATGCTGGTGACTTAGTTAGGCTCGATGGAGACGATGCTGTCTACGAGCTTACTGCTGTAACGCAGACTATTATAGGAGTCGCTGCGGAGGCCGTCTCAGACGGCGCGTCCTCCGGGCCGACTTCTGACATTTGTATTGTCGTGCTTATTCAAGACACGATTGATGAGACGAGCTTCACAGTGAAGACTCGGTTCGCAGTAAAGGACGTGAATGATGTCACGCCCGCAACTACATATGTAGGTACTAACGTCGCTGTTGCCCAAACGGCAGCAGACGACTGGAGGATTGATGTTACCGACACGACCAATGAGGATGTCGAGATTTTGGCAATCGACACGGTTCGTGGGGAATACATCGTACGTTTCTTGGACGCGGTTGTCCAGTCTTAGTGAGACTCATCTGGCGTCTGCCATAGCTCTAGGGCTGTGTTTCAAAGCGAAAAGGTAAAACATGTCCGTTATGGTTCGCGGTACTATCCCGGTACAAACTACCAGAGCAGGCTTGAAGAAAGTCTACTTCATGGAGTTTGCGCAGTTGAGGGAATTGTACACGTCTATTTTTAATGTGACGACTTCTACCAGAGGCTTTGAGGACTTCGTGAAGATGTCTGGGCTCGGACGGATGCAAGTTCTCCAAGAGAACGAAGGTATTCCGTACGACAGCGCGGTTGAAGGTGATCGCGTGACAGTAGCTCATACGATGTACGGCCAGGGGTTTCAGGTGTCTCGTATTATGTACGACGACGAGCTTTATGGCACGATGAAACGTATGACTGAAGCCCTTGCACGGTCTGTTCGTTATGAGCAGGAAGTGCAGGCTTGGGCGCTAGTTAATGACTTTTCTAGCGGCTCTACGTTCACAGGGTTTGATGGGTATGCAGTGTTGCATGATGCCCATACTCTGTTGAACAGCACCAGCACGTTTGATAACAAGCTGGCTGCTGACTTGTCGGCGTCTTCGCTCCAGTCTGCCGTGGATATTTTTGCCACGATGGTAGACGAGAGCAATATGAATATCGCCCTTGAGCCTCGCATGCTGCTTATCCCGGCCCAAAGCCGGTGGGTAGCTGCCGAGCTTCTGGAGTCTCAGTATGATCCTGAGAGTGCTGACAACGCGATCAACCCGCTTAACAGCGTTGGTCTGTCGTGGTTCGCCTCGCCGTTCATTACTGATACTGACTCCTTTAGTCTCTTGTCAGATAAGTCTAATCACGACCTCATGTACATCTGGCGTATGAAGCCGGAAACCGATGACACGGTTGATTTTGATACCAAGGCTCTGAAGTTCTCTGCGCTCCAGCGGTTCTCCATCCACTTTAACGAGTGGCGTGGTATCGTTGGTTCTACGGGGGCCTAAAGGCTATTAGCCTTTGATGGTTTGGGTGGGGGGCCTTCGGGCCTCCCGCCACAGCCAACGAGAAGAGAATGTCTACTGCATTAGCAACGCTACGAACTAACGTACAGCGTGACCTTGGTAATCCGTCCACGGACGCGCTGTCAACCGCTGATATTGATGCGCGCATCAACGACTCATACTATGAGTTGCTGACGCGCTATCGTCATCCAGAAATCGAAACAAGCGTTACATTAGCCACAGTAGATGGCACACAAGAGTATTCTCTTGAATCTGATTACTGGTACACACATATACTGCGTGACGAAACGAATAACAGACTGATCTACTACAGGCCCCTCGAATGGCTCTTAGAGCACGACATTGACTCGGAGGGCCAGCCTATGTACTGGACCCGTTGGGGCGACGAGAGGCTCCTCTATCCCACGCCCGACGGCGCATATTCTATTACAGAGTACTACTATATGCGTGCAGACCTCTTAGCGGGCTCTGGTAAAACGGTGTTTGATGGTCTTGAGTGGGACGAAATCCTAAAATGGGGCGCGGTGTGGAGATGTTTTCAAGCACTCGGTATGCAAGATCAAATGATTCACACGCGGAACATTTGGCGTACCTTGGTGAATAGCATTCCTGAGAGCGAGATGCTTGAGGCTGAGAAGAGCTTCCAAGTCATCCCGCCACTATACGCAAATGCCAGTAACGCCCCCGCCTAATGATCCTGGGTTCTTCTCGAAGCTCTTGAGCTTGTTCATGCCGGGGCGCGGGGGGGAGTCTGGGCCAACGCGGCTTCCAAATGCGGAGTTCACAGCGAAGCCAGGACAGGCAGGACTCGAGGCGCTGCTGCGGACTCCGTTTGTACAAGACACTTTGCGCCAGATTTTCTCAGGCCAGAAGAGCGTGGCTGACAGCACATTACAAGGTGCATATGGCCGTATGAAACTAAATGAGCCGGAAAGATTGCTACTAGACCAAAACACAATCGCACGATTCAATAATTCTGGTATGGCGCAACCAGTAGATAAGCCAGAGCTAATACTTGCACACGAAGCTACACATAGTGATGATCTCTTACAACACATCCCCAAACCACTACTTACGAAGTTTGGTGAGGAGTACATTAAAGACAAGCCAGAGTTTGTTGGTCGTGTGCGAAAGTACTTTGTAGATTCTGGAATGGTTCCTGAAGACATCACAGAAGAATTTTTGAATGAGAACGTTTTTATGTTTCGTGACGCTACAGAAGGAATTGCAGAGGGTATGCAGCACGCGTTAGCGTTTATCTCTGATCGTGCGCCGTATGACAAGGCGGACAACCAGAATCTACACGCGCTTGAGGAGAATGCGCCAGGAGCTACTGTGTTGCTGTCGTGGATCGCTGATAGGATGGGAGGCGAGAATTAATGCCTAATATCACGGACGAGAAGCGCGAAGAGGC